GAGGACTTCTTGGTACATCGAGTCTTGACGGATGACTTCCCACATATTCTCATCATAGGCAATTTTCACCCACTCCGCGCCACCCCCAGCTTGGGTCGTGTTGATGATTTCGTCGGCACGACGGCCCACGATAGACCGGTACGAACGCCGCCCTAACTTGGCACCTTTGCCAATTTCTTCACTGACACGACCTGCTACAACTTCATAGAAGCGTTTCGGCATGGGCTTTACCTTGCCGTCGCGGTCAGCGCGATACAGGAGGTAATGCCAGTGTGCGCCGGAAATCAGGTGGCGAGTGGACAGATGATCGTAACGCAAGTCTGTGACATCGGTGATGCCACTACCACTCGCTGCGCCGCTGCCACCAGTATTGTCGGCATGGTCATCATCAGTGTCAGTGGAACTCATCATTTGGTTACGCAACTTCGTAACCTCGTCACGCAGGATGGCGAATTCATTTTGAATTGCCGTGTTCGGATTGGTAGCGCCATTGCCTTCACTGCGCTGCTTAAGTGCGGCAGTCAGCAGTTGTAACGCGAGTCCCAGATTCGGATCGCTACCATTGGTGCGACCGCCGTCATTGGAACCACCGCGTTTGGTGCTGCTGCCATCGGTGTTACGTTGAGTGGGTAGAGGTGCAACCCCTTGTTGTTGTCCCTGTTGTTGGCTTAACATGCCGTCTGAGGGTTCGTCTGGCGTTTCTTGAAGCAGTTGCTTGACGGCTTCAACACCGCCAAGTTCATCTGCGAGTGCCATCAACAACTCTTCCGGGGTTGCCGTACCCGTTTGCATTAATTCTGCCACGGTTGGCATATTGCCCTCCAGATTTGATGGGTTAACAAGTTTGTCCAGCGTCAATGACGCTCTTCTACTCGCCGCGCCGTCGGTAGCCTGATTGCTACCCTTGACATGGCGGCGGTTAAAGATCAGCCCCAAGCTTCGTGTCTCACGCCCGAGAGTTACCTTAGGCATGGTGCGTTCGCATGGATTCTTGGTGAGGCTGAGTTCTCCAATAATCCAGCGTAGAAATTGTCCTGTTTTTGAAAACTTAGAAAGGTAATCGACGGCTCCTGACGACGTGGCCAGCTTGCGTCGTTTAATCTCATCAGCTACCCGGTGGTAATACTTCGAGTCCTTGTGGAGGTAGCCTTTAAAGGCGATACCCTTATCGTCTGTCCACACCTTGGTAACTTTGCCGATTTCGCCTTGGACTTCTGGATCCCTCCCATGTTCGTACCAAATGCCGACGGGTAAGTTGTCCAAGCCCATCACGGGCGGATCATTGGGGTTGAACCACGTCCCGTAACAGTCACGTGACTCCCAGACGGCGATGTAGCCGTCGATCCAGTCTTTGTCTGTATCGCGACTGTAGGGATCAAATCGGACAAATAAGGACGGGTCACATGACGGCGCTTCCCGCATCTGACATGAGCAAGGCTTATTGTCGCCGTCGGACCGCTGCATAGTTACGGTGTTACTGGTGGGATCCCAGTTGAAAATGACATTAGGGGGCATCTTTAAATCCTCTGCTTGAAGCGTTTGATACCGTCAATCACTGCGTCGATAAAGACGCTATATAAATCACCGAGCATTGCCGTCACCGACTTATTGACAGGTGTCCACGTACCTTTGTGGTATTCGGCTTGCTCGGTCGCCTCGTCACCGATCACTAGTGGCGCATGGGGAACTTTTGTCCCCACGACGGCTGCTACCCCTTCGGGTATCAACTTGACATCGCTCGTCCAGCTTGCTCCTAACGTCCCTTTACGAACATACGGCACGTCAACATCGCCTGCGCCCAGTCCAGCGAAGAAACCGCGCTGCTGCTTTTCGCTGACGAAAGGACTATCAGTGATGGTGTTGCCAGCGCTGCTGACCCACTCATGAGATTTAGACAGTGGCTTGCCCGACGGCGTGGGATACTCAGCAAAAGCCGTCTCAGCAACTACCGCCATCTTGTGAGTGGCATCGAGCGCGATGTCATCGCGTACTACTTGCGGAAATGTCATCAGTGTTTCGAAGACTTTTTGAACATCATCCATCGTGCTTGATGCACGGCGCGATCTTCCCATTAAGCGGCTGGTCTCCTAAAACATCGGCACTTCGGATGGGCTAACGAGGTAACGACCTTTCTAATGTCACCCGACTTACGAGGAACAATGATCGCCCACCCGGTACGGAAGTTGGCGCGTTTGCCATGAACCCGACGGCATATAGGGCATACATGTGTATCCCTGACTGTTTGCCAAATAGCTTCCTCTAGTCCGGCCCGATCCCATCTCGCAAAGGCCCCCTCATTGAATGCCCGGATCGATTCAGACTGAGAAATTGAAGTCGCCCGATTAAGTAACGCCCCTGTCGGTGTGGAGGTCGTTGCCAAGATAAAGGTCATTTGTTGCTCAAGGCGCGGCAGCGACCAACCTTCTTCGATAGCTTTGGTGATCGCACGGCGTATCTTCTCGACCGTCGTTGTATTGATTTGACGGATAAGGCTAAAGCCATACGAACGCACGAAATCGACGGCATCTTTGGAGAACAACTCCCAATCGACATTGAGTGTTAATCCATCATCCGCCCGCGGACGGGCTGCCGTCTCTCGTTCCAGCGCCTGTTGACCGCTGGCCGCACCAGCCAGTAACACTTGACTGAGATCGGCGGGATCGTCCTTCGTACCCACCCACGCATCAATAAGGTTGGTGGTAGCCGATTTATCCCCTAAGAATTCGGGCGCAACTTCGAAGGCAGCCGCATCGCCGTCTTCAAATGCACCAATCGCCTGCTTCAGCAGATCGCCACTGACGGCGTGCTGATACGACAGCCAGCTTGTACCGATGCCTTTTTCCAAGTCATCGAAGTTGCGCCAATAGGCTTCGTATTGCTCTGGTGTCGCCCCGATCGGTTCGGGTGGCTCGCCAGCGCGAATCCAGTTGCGAGCAACGCGGAAAACCTCTGATGGATTCCAAAAGCCGCGTAACTCGTCACGGACGTAGTTACTCAAATAGTCCGGGATGGATTTGGTGGTGAAGTCGGACTCGTGCCCATGATGTTTGACCCGGTTAAGCCATGCATTCAATTCGCTGACCACGTTGTCGGTACGTTTTGCCCGCTGCGCGATATTGGCTTCCATGTCTACACGTTTGATTGTCGCCCAGTCACCGCCGGGCTCGTCTTGACGACTGACCTCAATCGCCGTCGGCTGCACTTTAAATTTGGCCTCGAAGGGTATGAGTTTCACCTTCTGAGGGGCATAACCAATGGTGACGTGTGGCTTATACTGCGACGGCATTGAATAGGCCGAGGGAGTCAGCCCCGCGACAACGGCAGCCTGATATAGACCATCTTGGAATTCAATCAGGTTGTTATTTTTCTTGATGCGGAAATGAATGGCGTGGTCGCCAATCTTATCGAAGCTAGCCAAGCTCCCTAAACCAAGCGATAACACTGGCGGGTTTTCAAATTGGGCGGCAGCAGCTTCTACGAAACCGCGTATCTGGGTCATGGTCGCAACGGGTATATGCAACACTGTGACATGGAACTTATCTGGCTCTGTCCAGCGCACCTCAATGCCGCGCTGCATTAAGGTGCGCTGCAACCCAATGAGGTCAGGCTGATTTGCCAGCGACAATGTCACCGATAACTCGGTGGTGCGTTCCGGCGCTGGTTCCTCACGTTCCGCAGCGGGGGCATCGCCTGACGGCGCAGGCAGAGATGCTGCTGCTGGCGGCGGTAGTGGCGTGTTAGGCGGTTGTTGGAAATTGAGTGAGCCGAATATCGGTGGCTCGTTCATGGTATAGGACGGATCAAGGTCGAACACATAACCGTCGGCGGTGAGGTCGGGCGGTGCACCAATGTCAACTTGCGCCTGCGACCGCTTTATCAACCCGGCCTGAAATGCGGCAATGGCATCGTCCGGGTTACGCTTGACAACGATTTCGATAGTCTGTCGCCCGGTATGTTCCCGGCCCTCGTTATAGGTCCATAACCCGGACTCGACATTATCGCGTGCCAATTGGCTGCGGTCGGAGGTGGCGTACAGGATGCTATCAATCTCGGAACGATCAAGAATCAACTGCATCGGCGCATCGAGTAGCGGGAAGTCCTTCTTGACCCATTGCTCGTTGAGAAAGCCCAAGATCAATTTAGCCCGCGGGATGCCTGTATATTCGGTGAATGTACTAATGATCTGACGATAGGTGTTCTGGGACGAGAGTGCATCGGCGGCGACTGATAGACCCACCATGACCGGATCGACATTAAATGCCATCAGCGTTTCGCGATTGAGCATACTCTCGAAGTCAGTCATCGCCAGATCAGCCGGTGATGCCTGAATCGGTTCCCAACGCCATTCACCTGTTGAGTTTTGACTGGCGACGATCAGCGTCTTAAAAGCGTTGCGCGAACCTTTAAGCTCTTTGAGGTCTTGCTCGACCTTCGTGATTTCATCTTCGTTGACCACCCCACCCGAAAAGGTCAACAAGCCGTCGGGTCGCGTGCCATTAATGAAGAATGACTCGGCATACCGGATCAAGTTGTACTTGGCATTGATCTGGTGCATCACCACTTCAAATGGCGATACGCCGTCATTAAGCACCAGTGGGTTAAACAGATGCCCGAAAATCATATCCTGTCGGGGGATTTCTTCCTGACGGCCAAAAATCCGAAAACTCGCAATATGATGCTTGCCGTCGTGGTAGTAGGTTCGCAGTGTCACATCAAGCGGATTGATCCATTCAAGCTGCGATGGGAACCCGTGTCGGTTGCGAACCTTACGAAGAAAGAACTTGCCCCAGATTAGGAGACTAGCCTCAATCCACCACATAAACTGGACAGACTTCGCGATGAATGTATCCAACGGGCTATGCTCAAGTGGATTGCGATCCATATCTGCCGCGATGATAGGCAATTGCGAAACGTGGGTCGCCCGCACATTGAGGGCTGCCCATCCAGTCACCCCTGCTGAGTACGCAGCAGCAAGGACGGCATCCGAGTACCCATAGGCATTACTCAGCTCGCTGCGCCACGCACTGGCGACGGCATTGCGTGTACTGTGCAGCGGGACGGCTTCTTGACCCGCTCGCAGGATATAGGCCTCAGGCGCGTAATACCGTGCGACGACTTGACTGGTTGACGCAGGTGGCGCTGCTCGGACGTTTTCGTGTGTGTCGTATGGCATCAGGCGCTACGTCGCGATCCTTGTTTACGAAGTGCTAGTTTGGTAAGTAGACAAGCCGTGTCGTGGCTAATCTGCCCGGACTTGAGCAAATACAAACGATGCTCTGCCGAATCGACTGCCTTCCGCAGTTCCTCGCGAGCCTGTTGGTCGCGTTGCCGCTGGGCATTGGTAATATGACCTTCAGGTTTGGCTTTGGGTCCGACCGAAGCGCTGGCGCGTTTGTTGGTCGGTCGCCGTCGGGGTTTCTGTTTAACTGCCATCATTCACCTCAATAAAAAACGCCGCGCAGCTTGTGAGACCACTCGGCGTTGATAGATTTCAAAGTACTTTAGTCGCGATAAGCTAAGTTATCATGGGGCAATGTCTACAGCCCGTATTTATCATACGGATGTAGCCAATCATAAAATGCTACCACTGCCGCTAGTAAAAAAAGATGATCACTGATCCTAATAGGCATCCATAAAAGGCAATTTGTAGCGCGTGGCTCAATTCATGCAGTTGCATAATTTTCCCCGTAAAGTTGATTCTATTACTGTGTTGCTAAGGAACTGACGCGAGTGCAATAACGTGTTTCAAGTTACCGTTTTCGTCGATTTCGAAGTCATAACCAAGCGCCTGCATCCTGTCGGCCGATTCGGGTGCGACAATAACAGTTGACTGCGCTTTGAAATGCCCACAACAACAGCCAACCGTTACGATGCCTTTATCGTTCATTGCCTGAACGTAATCAGCAATGCAGGCATCAACCGCGATAGGATGCCAGCCGTCTGTAACATAAGGATTGTTGCGCCGAACGACGTGGATGACTTGATGCATTCCCCATTGGCACATTTACAAGCTTCTGAACTTTTTGCACTCCGTGCAATCTGAAGACGGCCCGCGGTAGTCCCAACGATAGAACAAGGGCGGCTGGACTACCGCGGCGTTATATGCTTCAATCCCTTGCTTCAGTGTATCAACGTGGATTTTCGTCCACGGATCAATCCATACAAAGCCTTCCGCATCTGGGTTGAAACGAAGGGTATATTTGACCCCGTCTAGCTCGACAGGCAACATCTGTCTGTCCATACGAACAGCAGACGGCAAATGCTTGTCACCTGCTATGTCAACAGGGGGGAATTTTTGCCCCCCTGTTGATTGATCACCCCTCGCAAATGCGACCCCTGACGACTGTCCAAAATCGCGGCGAGTACGTATCAAATTCCACAGGACAGCAGCCACCAAAATGATGATAAATGTGGCAACTCCAAAATAGACAACGGGCATCGGCTTACCACCGAAACGACTTCGTGCCGTCTTTGTCAACAAAAGCGACGTTGCCAAGGACGGGTACTTCAATCCCGCCGGCCCAATTGCCGACCTCGCTGCCGGCACCATATGACCATTCGCGATGCGGCAGGACGGCACACGCCAGACGGCGGACAACAGCCCGTGCACGCGAGGCAATAGCCCGTGCACGCGAGGCAATAGCATAATGAACAACCCGGAGTGTACTGATTAATTGAGGCACTGGAGGTTCCTTTTCTATACTAAACGGCTAATGATCTTGGTTCTGAACTGGTCACGGAAGGCTAATAGCACCGCGTCTCCACAGTCGGTCGAACGACCGATGCGTTTCTTGATGTCCTCTTTAGATTCGACTGCATATTTACCGCCCTGCAACTTATAACGCGGCGTACACAGATCGACC